CTAGAGAATTTTAAAACAAATATTATTATCAAAGAGGTTGATAAACAATCTGTATTTGAAAAAGAAGCACTACCAATCTTAGAAGATATTGTAGATGTAGATATATGGGAAAACTTTAATTTTATATTTGAGAAAAGTGACGAACCACTCTTTCATAGGCAGAGAGTATTAAATGAAATGATAATGCAGTGTGACACAGAGATAGTTGTGAACTATGATTGTGATGTCATTCTACCTAGAGAGTCATATGCACTAGCCTATAAGGGTATACTCGATGGAATATATGATGTGGTCTATCCATATGGTCAAGGCATGTTCCAGAGGCAGGTAGCAGCGACTGATGTTACTGTATCTAAGTTCTTGGAGACAGGTGACTATGAGTTTCTAAATGCAGTGTCAAACGATCATACATCTGATTATGGATGGGCTCAGTTCTTTAGAACAAGTGTCTATAAACAGGGTGGTATGGAGAATGAAAACTTTAAAGCATATGCACCGGAAGATAAAGAAAGATATTATAGATTTACCACATTGGGATACAGTGTTGGTAGAATAGAGAACTGTGTATATCATCTTGAACATGCACGAGGAGAGAACTCATGGTTTAATAATCCATTTATGGAATACAACATGGCAGAGTGGGAGAGAATACAAGGCATGAGTAAAAAAGATCTGCTACAATATTATTCAGAACAGGAGTATCTAAAGAAGTATGCTTGCATTTAATAATATAGGTAGTCTAGGTAGACTTGGGAATCAAATGTTTGAGTATGCTGCATTGCGTGGTATCGCAGCTAAACATGGATATGAGTGGATGATACCACCACCAGAAAATAAAGGTATTGAAAACTATAGTCTGCACGAATGTTTTAAACTATCTCCTGATCGTAAAGAGGGAGTGTTAGATCCGTGTCATTATGCACAAGAACCTTACTTTCATTTTTGCGAGGAACTATACGAAAGATGTCCTGATGGTATTAGTCTTCATGGTTTTTTTCAATCATGGAGATATTTTCAAAATGTAGAGGATGAACTCAGAAAAGATTTTACCTTTCATAAGGGTATCTCAGAACCATGTAAGGAGATGATGCAGGAGCTTGATGGTAAGGAACCCATCATGTTGCATGTAAGGAGAGGGGATCCGAATCTTACAGATCCACGAGGATTTAAATGGTCATACACACAATGTGGAGATCAACATCCAGTTCAACCGATAGATTATTATGAGAAAGCATTATCAAAGTTTGACGCGAAACAACCTGTGATTGTCTTCTCTGATTCTGTTGAGTGGGTTAAGGAACAAGAGTTCTTTAAACCAGATCGATTTATGATCTCCGAACCAGAGGATAAATATGCTGATGGTTCATTTACACCATATGCTGACTTATGCTTGATGAGTCTATGTTCACATGCTATAATAGCAAATAGTTCTATGAGTTGGTGGGGTGCTTGGTTGATCTCTAATCCAGATAAACAAGTAATCGCACCAAAAATGTGGTTTGGCCCTGCTTATGCAGACAAAGATACTAAAGACCTTTATTACCCTACTTGGAAATTATTATGACTTGTAAAACAAGAATAGAAAGTTACGAAGATTTAGCAGAAGATATAATCAAATGGTTGAAAGATTACTATTATATACATGCGATCAAAGCGTTTGTTGTTGGAGTATCGGGAGGTATTGACTCTGCTGTAGTTTCATCATTGTGTGCAAGAACAGGCCTTCCAACATACGTTGTGTGTATGCCACTCGCATCAAAGTTTAAGAACACTCAACTGTCTGATATTCACTCAAAACAATTAGAAGAAAAATATGATAATGTAAAAAGAATTGAAGTTGAATTATCTCCAGTGTATGACAGTCTAATAAAATCTGTTGATTGGTGGACTGAGAGAAATTTTGAAAAGGGTGAGTTTACAAATAATGAACATGCAAATGCAAATACTAAGTCTCGTATACGTATGGTTTGTCTATATCAAATAGCAGGATCTATTGGTGGTATTGTGGTTGGAACAGGAAATAAAGTCGAAGATTATGGAGTGGGATTCTATACAAAGTATGGAGATGGTGGAGTTGATATCGCACCAATAGCAGACTTACTTAAAACAGAGGTATGGTTACTTGGTGAATATCTTGAAGTTGATGAGAGAATATGTGAAGCACCACCAACTGATGGATTGTGGAATGATTCACGTACAGATGAATCACAATTAGGTGCTACATATGAGGAACTAGAAGAGGCAATGGAGCACGGCACGGGCCCTGCTGTCAACGTTCTTGAAAAGTTTAGCACACAGAACAAACACAAAATGGAACCCATCCCTACATTTAAACTATGAAGATAGGATTGATTGGAGCAGGAAGATTAGGTATCTGTCTTGCTCTTCTTATAGAAAAAGCAGGACTTGATGTAATCGCATCAGATGTTCGTGAAGATTATATTACAAACCTTCAGAACAAAGTCATTTTTACAAATGAACCACAAGTTCAAGATTATCTTACAGAATCTAAAAACATAGAATTCACTACAGATAATCAAAAAGTTATTGATGAGTCTGATATTATCTTTACTCTAGTTCAAACACCATCACTCGAAGATGGAAGCTATGATGTAAGTGCTGTTTGGAAAGTTGTTCAAGACTTGCAAAACTCAAATACAGATGGTAAATCTTTTGTAGTTGGTTGCACAACAAATCCCGGTGATTGTGACGAGTTCCAAAAGATGCTTGGCATAGATGTTTATTATAATCCAGAGTTCATCGCACAAGGTTCTATCATAAAAGATTTACAGAACGCAGATATGGTTTTGTTGGGTGGTAAAGGTAAACACTCTGAAGTGCTAGAGCATTTATATTATATGATTCAACTTGGATACAAAGATGCCAACGTACATACCATGAGCACAAAGGCTGCAGAACTCACAAAGATTGCAGTTAATTGTTTCCTCACAACTAAGATTAGTTACGCAAATATGCTTGGAGAAGTTCTTTCATTATCAGGATTAGATGCTGAAATAGAAACTGTATTGGGTGCTATAGGATCTGATAGTCGAGTAGGCACAAAGTATTTAAACTTTGGTTTTGGATTTGGTGGGCCTTGTTTTCCAAGAGACAATCGTGCTTTCGCAGCACATGCACAGAGTGTGGGTGTTCAACATAATATTGGATTTACAACTGATGCATTTAATGAAGAACATGCAAAGTTTATGAAAGAGTTTTTCATACGAAAGAATAAAAATAATTTACCGTATGCATTTAAATATTTGACATACAAACCGGGTATCGATATACTTACAGAGAGTCAACAATATCGTTTATGTCTCGATCTTTTAGATGAGGGATATAAAGTTTATTGTATGGACGATGCAATCATTCATTTATGCGATGATCGAATTTTATTTGAAGACCCCAAAGAGGAAGTCTATTGGATCAACTTGTAACTGACAAAAATAAATCTGCCTATAAGTTAAAAAACTTTGGGCCTGTATATTGTATTAATCTTGATGGACAACCAGAGAGATGGGAATACATGGAGGGTCAATTTAAATATTGGGGTGTGAATGATTATAGTCGTATCTCTGCCTATGACGGTCGTGATGATGATCTAAGTGATATTATTAAGGGAAAGTATCCTGAGAATATGACATCAGGTGAGGTTGGATGCACTACATCTCATTTAAAGGCCATGAAATATTATTTGGAAACAAGTGATAGTCCTTATGCAATCATGATGGAGGATGATTGTAGTTTAGATCTTGTTAAGTTTTGGAATTTTAAATGGAGTGAATTGCACGGGCACTTCCCATATGATTGGGATGTTGTTCAACTCGCAATTATATGCACAGGTGATATACACGTAAGATTGCATAAAAGATTTGTTAATGATTTCTCTACAGCGTGTTATGTAATCAGTCGTAGTCATGCTGAAAAACTTGTTAGATTTCATTGTCGTAACGATAAGTATAAGTTAGATCAAGGTGTAAAACCGAGAGCAGTGGCTGATGATTTGATATACAACTCAGGGAATACATTTGCAATACCTCTTTTAGTTTACAAATTTGAATTAGGTTCAAGTATTCATCCTGTTCATGTTGATGTATATCATAAACAAAATTATGAAGCACAAGTAAATTTTTGGACACAGAATGGTGCTAATATTGATATTGCAGACTACATGAACTATGATCCATATCTTGGTCGTGTCACGGAAAGGAGCACTCAAGGGTGACAGACAGATAAGTGGTTGTCATATATTGACACTGTTTAGATAAAATGTTATTATAAATAAATCAACTGTCACATGTGACAGTTCTAGTCAAAGGACTCGAAAGATCGTAACCCTGTGGCGAATGTTAAAACTATCCTCTGTCGGGGATGGTATCATCCGCAGGGAAAACTCTGCGAGAAAACTATAAAAACAATGTCTATTAAATCAATCGCAGCTCTTGCTGCTTCTCCCTTCTTATTCGCAGGTGCTGCGTTTGCTGGCCCATATGTTAATATTGAAACAAATTCTAGTTTTACTGGATCTGACTACACAAGCACAGCAACAGACCTAGCAATCGGATATCAAGGTGCTAATTGGTGGGTACAAGGTGGCCCTATCGTCACATCTCCTGATAATGGTGACTCCACAACAGATCTTCTTGTTAAAGCAGGTGGTAACGTTGCTTTTACAGATGTAGTTGGTGCATACGGTGAAGTATCATTCCAAACAGCAGACAATGCTGATTCAGCATACGGTGTAAAAATAGGAGCTAGATACAGTTTCTAAATAAGTATGAGACCTTTCGTGCGGTCTCTGCAAAACGGAACAAACCCAAGACCTCTCATTGCAGAGGTCTTTTTTTATGTTACAATATTTCTATGAAAAAAATTTTAGAAGTCATCACTCATCCTGTTACCTATTCTAATTTGCTGATCGTAGGTACACTCATATTGATAGAGCTCTCCCATACACATGCTCATCATAAAATGGAAGTAGATGTTCATGGATATTGTCATCAATATAATATGAAAAATCCAAATGCATTTGTTGAGGATGAGGATTGGTAACGTTACATAAGTTTACTTAATAGGACATATAAGGTATATTTACTTATGTTCGGGTCTCCGAATGTAAAGATATTTGACAAAATTTAATATTTTATATATAATTATGTTACATAAATTAATATAGTTCAATGACGACAGTTACTGAAGGCGGGGGTCGCCAAAACATGTATCCAACAGAGACAGTCTCTTATGTTGATGAAACCATTTCATACGATGGTTATCCTCAGAACGCTGAGAAAGTAAATGGACGTTGGGCCATGATCGGATTCGTAGCACTTATTGGTGCATACGCAACTACAGGTCAAATCATTCCCGGTATTTTCTAATGGACACAAATCATCCCTATTGGAAATACGCAGAAAAGGTCAATGGTCGCCTCGCGATGCTTGGTCTAGTAATCGGCACAATTAATTACGGACTATTCGGATGGATAGCACCCGGATTATTTTAAATGAAAATTAACACACAATTCACAATTCAAGAAAGGTACAAACTCATGACTCCAGAAGCAGAAAGATTTAACGGTTGGGCAGCAATGCTTGGTTTCGTAGCAGCAGTCGGTGCATACGCAACAACAGGAAACATCATCCCCGGCATTTTCTAATGAACAACAACGACATCTTCTTAAAAGCACAAGGACGTGCAGCGATGATGGCATTCATCGTATTGTGTATATCATACACAGCAACAGGTCAACTCATTCCAGGCTTTGTATAATGGCAAAAACTAAAACAATAGAAACAACACGCAGACAACCAGAAAGACAGAAGGTTGTAGCAGAAAGAATCAATGGGCAGTTAGCAATGCTCGGATTAGTAGCAGCATCTATTTCATATGCAACTACAGGACATATGTTCTTCGGTTTAGTCTAAACTATGATTGGTTTAGAAGATGCTAATACAACTTCACCACTCCTAGTGATCCTATGGTGTTTTTATCCCATAGGAATCCTAGTAGCGATAGAACTATTTTTAAAATCCCTCAATGACGACGATGACGACGATTTTGGAGGGGGTAAAGCAGTCCCAGTTTATTCACCATCAGGAGCTTAACATGTATCACATTTTATTCACAACAATAGTCACACTTTACATCGTATCAGGTGTAGGCAACATCGCATTCGCATGATTAAAATAGCTTACTCACCATACTACTCACTTATTGAGTTCGGTTTTTTCGTTGTTGTGGGAACAGCAGCGGGTATGGCAGGTTTAATATGAATAACTCACAATCTTATCACGACGTTATGGAAGCGTATAAGCGTCCACCATCAATCAGATTTATTCCTAGAATATTTGGTTGGTTAACAGTGTTTGTGCTGTTATTTGGTGTATCAAAAACAGCGTATGCTTATGAGGCAGAACCCGTGATTTGGGTGCAAGTTCCACAGTGGACAGATGATTGGGCAGTATGTGCAGTAGATATTCCAGATGCTGCATGTCATTGGTATGTTGCAAATGCAGACAATACATTTGGAGAGGGATTCGACTGGGAGACAGCTCCTTGGTTCGATGCAAACGGATTAAGCGATGTGGCACCCATCTCTAAACAAACTGTCGCACAAAAATTACAAGAGGTAGGATGAATTATATTTCAATATTACAGATGTTTCTAATGATATTCTCAGGCACAGCGATACTAACAACACTTTTCGTGGTCATGATGAGCACCATGATGGAAGACTAAATAAGACACATACACAAAAATTATGTTACAGAAAATTGTAAATGGAATCGCTATTGCAAGTGGTGTTGTATCTCTCACCGTTGTTGGTCTTGGCGGTTACGTATTCATACGCAAGGATGCAATTATCGAAAACGTCAAAGGTAAAATAATGGAATCTGTTTTACCCGGTGGAATCGGTGGAGCAATAGGAGGAGCTGGACTATCATTACCAAGTCCTTCATCAGACGCACCAACGTCACCATCACCATCAATACCTTCTCCATTCTAGAAAAGGATTAATATACTAAATAATACCGCTAATGCGGTATTTTTTTATGGCAGAAGAAAAAAAAGAAATTAAAACAGAGGAACCAAAGAAGAAAGGTTTCTTTGGTAATTTAAAAGAACATGCGGAAGACAAAGAAGAACAGTTAATGATTCTCTCTACTTTCGTGAGATTGGGAATATTGATTTGGTCAGGGGCTATCTTGACTTTGGCCTATGTTGAATTACCAGAAGCACTTAAAATTCCAAAACAAGATCTCGACCCGACATTCATAGCTTCAGTTTTCACAGGAGTTTTGGCCACTTTTGGGGTCACTACTTCTAAGAGAGGTTCACAAGGTGGTTCTAATGGTGGTGTAAGTAAAGGTGACATGGAGAAACTTATTGCAGCAGCATCACAGACTGCACCTGCACAAACAATTCGTATTGAACAGGCACCAATGCAGATTGCAACTGCAGTTCCACCAAAGAAAGATAAAGAGTAATTGGAATTCACTGCTAGTAACGTCATTGAATCCCTTTCAGAGATCGCCCCTTACATAGAGGCTGACGGGGGATTCTTGCAATTTGTAGAAATAGAAGAGGGAACTAACTTTGTAAAGGTAAGACTTGGTGGTGCTTGTACAAGTTGTGCCATGAGTGCTATGACATTAAAACAAGGTATTGAGAAGAAATTATTTCAAGATTTTCCTGACTGCAACGGAGTTATCCAAGTTCTATGACATAGTGTGGGATCCCACACATTACTGCGTATATATACCTATTCAGTTATAATAAATATTATTGTACTGGAGTTGAAAAGAATCATGTCCCATTACACATTAGCTTGGCACGATCAACAAGATATCGAGCACCATATCTGTGAATATGCAGACGATGCATTTGAAGCAGCAGCTCACGCGAGAGAGGATGTTCCGTTTCTACAGGAACATCCTTTTTCTCTGTATGAAATACTCAAGGAGGATTAGATGAAAGATCTTCCAATTACATCCGCTTGTATAGTGTTCGGTGTTATTATATTCACACTTGTAACATTACCTCATTTTGCTTACGTATAGATAATACTAATATTACTCATTAGTTTATGTTATCTACACAATATCGTCTTCGCTTAGAAGGCATTTGTAAATCTATTGCAGCCGGAACAGAAGTAGGGATAGACGATATGATATGGGCACAGAAACTAGCGAAAGCAAATACAAGTGCAAGAGGTATGCTAAATCAAGCAAGAAGATTATCTACAAACCCGAACGATTCTTTTCTGAATAACTTGAATATTGGAGACCCCGATTCAAGTAATCACTTAAGGGGTTTCAATTCACCAGAGGATGTGGCAGACTGGTTCCATCAGGAGAGATCGGATGACTGGCGACAGAGAGATTAATCCTAATTTTTATCTTTCTCCACAAGGTGTTTGTTATGAAAAGAATCCAAAACCAAAATACCCAAGAGTCATTGCAGTCTTCTTACTCAGTTCGCACGATACTAGCTGGTTATATCATAGAGAAGATGGCACATATTACTGGGAGCATGCAAGAAAGAATGAAGACCTTAAGGTAGAGGATGTGGATGGATTACAACTAGATATGTTTGGTAAACCAGAATTAACAAAAGAGTTCATAATGAATTCCATATTATGGTAGTTCATGCTATTGTATACATAAGTATATTCGTGCTAATAATTTTAGCATTCGGTTTTTTCGATCCATGAATTTAGAAATCATTCTTTTATTTTCGGCACTTCCCTTTGTAGCATTTACACTTTACTTTGGGACTAAGGGAGGATATTATGATAGTGATGACTACGATGGTCATGGTACAGCTCACAAGGTACTGATCGATGATGAGACAAGTATTTGATTATCTAAAAGAAATCAAAGACGCAGCAAAGTATATGTTGCAAGGTCTTTCAGTTACCCTATCTCACATGGGTCGAAGACCAGTCACTGTCCAGTATCCTTATGAAAAACTAATACCATCTGAAAGGTATCGTGGACGTATTCATTATGAATTTGATAAGTGTATCGCTTGTGAAGTTTGTGTGAGAGTATGTCCTATCAATCTCCCAGTGGTCGATTGGGTGATGAATAAACAAACAAAAAAGAAAGAACTACGTAATTATTCGATAGACTTTGGAGCATGCATATTCTGCGGTAACTGTGTAGAGTATTGCCCGACTAATTGTTTATCTATGACTGAAGAATATGAATTGGCTACATTTGACAGACATCAACTTAACTATGATAATGTCGCTCTTGGACGACTTCCCACTAATGTTACAAGCAATCCCAATGTTAGATCACTTCGTGAACTTACATATCTACCCAAAGGTGAAATGGATCCCCACACAGTAAAGGATAATGATCCTAGAGTAGGTAAACTACCAGAGGAAGTTCTAGATTGGATGACAAAGTAGACAAAATACCTAAATGGTTTTATAATACTGTTATATCAATGGGAATCATGGTTTTTGTTGCATTTGGATTAATATTTTTTGGAATGACATGAATAAGATATTAATATTACCACTATTTTTTCTCACCATGTGTGCACCTGCACCAGTGACACCACCTGCTCATGCTTGTAGTCCACGTTTAGATGGTAAACCCACATATTGCCCCACTGATTTAGACGATCTAAAACCAGCTCCACCCTCATATCCACAACCAAAACGTGAAATTAATATTTTTGATCCCATGGATTGGTATCAACTACAAATAATGTTTTATGAAAGTAAGAGAAAAAAAGAAATTGAAAAAAATATGACTAGACCAGAGGACTCTATAAATAAGGCAGTTATGGAATATCAAGATGGGCGCAATGACACCCCCAAGTCGGAAGAGTTGTTACAACTTCCGAGTGACTGAAATTAATAGAGTGCTTGACGGTGACACAATTGATGTTACAATAGATTTAGGATTTGATCTATACAAAAAAGAAAGAGTCCGCGTAGCAGGGGTTGATACTCCTGAGAAACGTACACGTAACTTAGAGGAGAAAGCACTTGGTTTGGACGCGACTGCATGGCTTAAAGACAAGCTCGAAGGTGCTATTGACGGTGACGATGAGCTTTCTATTAGGACTGAACTTGTTGGTGGGGTCGGTAAATATGGTCGTCTTCTTGGGTGGCTTTATATCGGGGACTCAAATGTGTCGCTTAACGAACAAATGATCGGTGAAGGATATGCATGGCCATACGATGGTGGCACAAAACAAAAAGACTTTGAGGAACTACGAGTTCTTCGTAGGGCTAGAGGCACACTTAAGGAGTAAATTATGTTTTCAGTATTAAATGTAGTAGAAGCATGGAATGAGATCTCATGGGCAGATGCAGTTCCTTTTACACTTGTTCTTATAGGTCTTTACTGGGTAAAGGTAAAGATAGATACATCACTTGGATCTATCAATAAAAAACAAGCAAAACAATTAAAGAGAGTTATTCGAGAAGCGATTGACGAATCAGAGCTGATTGATAAAATAAAATGAAACACATATTCAATATCATGGCAGCAACATCATTTGGATTATCACTTTTTTTAGTGGGAGTGATAATCTTTTTGAATGCAACAAAGCAGTCAAGAATTGAGGACAATCGTAATTATATGCAAAGAATAATAGAGGAAGAGGTATCAAAACAAATACCAAGATCACTACCACGAGTGACAGGGGAAGTATATGTCCCCAATAAATGAAATTAACGTGAGTGATGTAATTGTTCCTCATATCCATTCACCACAGATTCCTTTTACTAATATACACAATCACCATATTCCTGTAACACTGCAGATAGGATTTCCGATTGTTGATATGCCGGGATGTGTAGAGATGCACAAAGATAATAAAGATCATATATCTGGTTTACCCTTTGATAAAGATCTTGTTAATCAAGATCCAAAAGGTAGCATAGTATTGTGTCCACATGGAGAGTATCCATCATATGATGCATTGGATTATCAACCAGAGCAATTAATAATTACAAAAGAAACACCTCCCCCACCTATTGCACCGCCACCAGAAGTTGAAACACCAGAGGTTCCTCCCACTGGTGATCTTGGTGGAAAAGAGGAGGTGCCCTGTCCGGGCCCAAATCAATTAAGAGTTGGTGATGTCACTCAATCAGGTGATGAAAGAGTAGTGGGTCATCGTCTTCTTGAGGATGGTAAAACCTGTGAGACATTATATGAATCAACCACACCACTTGAAAAATATGTTCCACCTTTAAATCAAGTATCAACTGTGACTGCATTAGCAGTGGTGGCTACAGCAGGAGCAGCAGCGACACCATTATTGATAAGAGTTATAAAACCTGTAATAAAAAAATTATGGACAACGATTCAAAAGAAGTTAGGTAAAAAAGTCAAAACTCCGAATCGTAGTCTCATTCAGACAAATAAGTATCGTGAGAAGAAAGGACTTCCACCATTAAAATAATTAAGGTTTACCTATAGATATATCTTTTAAATTACTTGCATTTCCATTTGCAGGAGGAGTAATAGTTTGTATCGAGTGAGTATGATTTGGTAAAGTTCCGGGTGGGTTGACTAATACAACATCAGCACATACCTTGAAATAAGGTGAATTTTTATGAAACATAATACCAGCTTTCATAAGTTCACCACAATTTTTCAAACGAGCTATTTCAAAGTCTAATCTTTTGTTTGCAGTTTGTTGTTGCATGTATGCAATATTCGCTGCTGCTGCCTGTTTACATTGATCTTGTAGTTTCTTATCTAATGGTTTAGACCATGTAGCAGATACACCTATCGATAATGTGCTACTGTCTTTCTGTCCTGTTCTAGTTGGTTTAAAATATAAAATTTCTCCGGGATTGTCTGGTACATCGTCATTATTCGCATCTACATTGTTGTATACAGGATCCATCCAATAATCCTCATACGGCCGCTTGACTGCAATATTTCCTGTTACGAAGGGAGTTACATTCATGGTAGGGCCTTGACATTGTATTCCGTTACCATATGTGTTTGTTATATATGGGCCTTGCAAAACTTGTATTGCTTGATTGGTCACTGAGCCTGAACTATTAGCCACTGGATTTGCTGTAGCAGAAACTCCCCCGATGTCTGAAGCGAATGATGGGGTTGCTGTTCCAACTGTGAGACACAGTGATATCAGTTTGAGAAGACGCTTGTTGTGTTTGTTACACTTTGTATGGTGGTCGTTCTCTGTATTATTGTGTGATTCTTGAGGCCGGGGCCAGAATATGTTTCTGTAAATTGAAACGCTGCTCCGGGATTTACGATTGTAAAGTTTGGTTTGTTTTCGAGGTCTAACCCTGTCCATGTTGAAGTCACTCCGTTCAATGTATTACTATTACCAGTGGTGGTAGGAGAAGATATTGTGTTACCATCATGCTCTATGTTTGTGCCTGTTATAACGTGCTGATAGCCCGTGTCGTAGCTCATCGAATTTATGGTCTCAGTCACCGTAGAAGTCGTTTCGGTATTTGAGGTCATCGAGCCCTGAGTGAAATTCGGCACAACTGGCACAGCACCTACACTTTGTTGTATGAGTGCAGTGAGCACAGTGGCAACAATAGCAAGATTCCTTTTCATTTATCATTTGATGGTCAACTCGTTTACAAATTGTCCAGTAGCCACAGTTCCAGCACCACCAGCAGTTATGGTCATGACACCTGCACTGGTTATGGTTCCAGCCAATGTGTCTTTTGTTCCAGCAGCCGTCGATGTTTGATTACTGAAATTACCTACAGCACCGACTGTTGGAGCAGATGTTGGAACTGCATCAGCCTGAGTGTATGACTGAGCAAAGCTGAACGATGCCCCTGCTGTGTCTTGTGTAGCTGCAATTGTTCCGGGTGCATATACACCTGAAGTGATTGTTCCTACTGACACTGTGCCAGCAGTTGTGCCATCAGTTGTATCTACATTAGATCCAGAGATTGCGAAACTTGAACCAATTCTTTCAACCTGAGTTGCAGCTGCGTTCACTTGTAATTGTACACTATTAGACAACTTATGAGTGATATCAGCCATTACAGGAGAACCAAAACCAAAAACCAATAATATAGGTATAAATTTTTTCATAATTTTGAGACAATATACCTATTTGCTATTTAGTAATCAAATAAATAGATAAAAAAACTGTGTAATGGCGAACAGGTACTCTCGTATATTTCATCACATTTCTACTCAAGACCTTAAGAGAAATCTAAAGGAAGAGGTTCGTTTGAGAAAAATGGAACAGAATAATTTATTAGTCGAAGAAGAAAAAAAAGAAGTGATTCGTAAAGAGCTTGAAACAAAAAAATCTAATTGGAGAGATGACTTGACAATAGTGTAAAGTTCTGTTAAGATAAATAACGAAAGGTGATGTCCTTAAACATCAATATTTGCTCCCGCTAACCAAGACCTATGGGAGGGTAAATTACGTCTTTCATATCCAGTAGTGAGGGATTACTGGAAATAAGTTTCGCTCTACCCTAGAGCCCTACTTAACAAACGTCTTACTAATGACAACTCTTTCAAAACAAGGCAGAGGTGGTCTCCTACAGGGATGGCCAGAGTTCTGCGAATGGGTAACATCAACTAACAACAGAATTTATGTTGGTTGGTTCGGTGTACTCATGATTCCATGCTTACTCGCAGCAGCAGCATGTTTCATCGTTGCATTCATTGCAGCACCTCCAGTCGATATCGACGGAATCAGAGAACCAGTAGCAGGTTCATTCTTATATGGTAACAACATCATCTCAGGTGCAGTTGTTCCATCATCAAACGCAATCGGTCTACACTTCTACCCAATGTGGGAAGCAGCAACAGTAGATGAGTGGTTGTACAACGGTGGCCCATATCAGTTGATTATCTTCCACTTCCTTATCGGAATTTCTGCTTACATGGGCAGACAGTGGGAATTATCATACCGTTTAGGTATGCGTCCTTGGATTTGCGTAGCATATTCCGCACCAGTATCTGCAGCATTTGCTGTATTCCTTGTATACCCATTCGGTCAGGGTTCATTCTCAGACGGTATGCCACTTGGAATATCTGGAACATTCAACTTTATGTTTGTATTCCAAGCAGAGCACAACATCCTAATGCACCCATTCCATATGGCTGGTGTAGCAGGTATGTTCGGTGGAGCACTATTTGCAGCAATGCACGGTTCACTTGTAACATCTTCTCTAATCAGAGAAACAACTGGTTTAGATTCACAGAACTATGGTTACAAGTTCGGACAAGAAGAAGAAACATACAACATCGTAGCCGCACACGGTTACTTCGGTAGATTAATCTTCCAGTATGCTTCATTCAACAACTCAAGAAGTTTACACTTCTTCCTTGGTGTATTCCCAGTAGTATGCGTATGGTTAACATCCATGGGTATCTGCACAATGGCATTCAACCTTAACGGTTTCAACTTCAACCAATCAGTTGTAGATGCGAACGGTAAGATTGTACCAACATGGGGAGATGTTCTTAACAGAGCAAACCTTGGTATGGAAGTTATGCATGAGAGAAATGCACACAACTTCCCACTAGACCTAGCATGTGCTGAGTCTTCAACAGTTGCTTTAACAGCACCTTCAATCGGTTAATAATTTAACTGATATAATCACAGGGGGTCTTCGAGACCCCTTTTTCATAGGAGAAATTAATGGTAGCATCTACCTTACAAGCACCCACAAGGGGTTGGTTTGATGTTCTTGATGACTGGTTAAAGAGAGACCGTTTCGTATTCATCGGATGGTCTGGTTTACTTTTATTACCTTGTGCATTCTTGTCTATCGGTGGCTGGTTCACTGGTACTACATTCGTTACAAGTTGGTACACACATGGTATTGCATCTTCATATCTTGAAGGAGCAAACTTCTTGACCGCAGCAGTATCCACACCCGGAGATGCGATGGGTCACAGTCTATTATTCCTTTGGGGGCCTGAAGCACAGGGTTCTTTTGTTCGTTGGTTACAAATCGGTGGACTCTGGAACTTCGTAGCATTACATGGTGTATTCGGTCTCATAGGATTCATGTTACGTCAATTTGAGATTGCAGGTCTAGTAGGGATTCGTCCTTATAACGCACTCGCATTTTCAGCAGTGATCGCAGTATTTACTAGCGTCTTTTTAATATATCCATTAGGACAGCATAGCTGGTTCTTTGCACCTTCATTTGGAGTTGCAGCAATCTTTAGATATATCTTATTCATACAAGGATTCCATAACATCACACTCAATCCATTTCATATGATGGGTGTAGCAGGTATTCTTGGTGGTGCTTTACTTTGTGCTATTCATGGTGCAACAGTGCAGAACACACTGTATGAAGATACATCTATCTACACCGAAGGTAAGATTCAAAGTACAACATTCCGTGCTTTCGATCCTACACAGGATGAGGAAACTTATTCAATGATTACAGCAAACAGATTCTGGTCACAGATATTTGGTATTGCTTTCTCAAACAAAAGATTCCTACACTTCTTGATGCTCTTTGTACCTGTGATGGGTATGTGGACATCATCAATCGGTATCGTAGGTCTAGCACTTAACTTGAGAGCATACGACTTTGTATCTCAAGAGATAAGAGCAGCAGAAGACCCAGAGTTCGAGACCTTCTATACAAAAAATATACTTTTGAACGAAGGCATGAGAGCATGGATGTCATCTGTAGATCAACCTCATGAGAACTTTGTGTTCCCAGAAGAAGTATTACCTCGTGGTAATGCCTTGTAAAATTACATACATATGATATAATAAAGACCCTTATAGGGTCTTTTTTTATGCAAGGAAAAGATGGATCTAGATGAACAACTAGAACTGGCTCATTTGCTACTACAGGAACGCAAGTGTAGAGTTTGTGGTCAGGAAAAAAATCTAATTGATGGTTATTATCGAACTCGAAAGAATGTCAGGTTAGCATCTTCATACTCTTACGAATGTAAAGAGTGCACTGTTAAAAGAGTTTGTGAAAATAATCGTTGCAATCGACTTAAGAAAAATCGTATTAAAAAAATGAAACAAACTGAAAATTTGCAACAACTCATGGAAAGATTTACTAAGAGATTAAATCAGACAAATCCAGATGATAAGGAGAGAGTATCCTATCTTAAGGGTTGCATAGACACTATTGATTATTTGGCTACAGGAAAACTACCAAATGACGGTAATCACGATGGTATGAAAAATCATAGACCTAGACATTCTCAACTTGATGCGTTAGACTGAAAAATATCAACCACTATATAAAATCGAGAGATCATACTTATGAAAATTTTTCTTGATACTGCTGATACAAAAATTATTAGCAAACATTTCGAGACTGGATTGATTGATGGTGTGACCACAAATCCAACATTGATTATGAAAAGCCATGAAAGACCTGATGATGTATATCGTGACTTAGTTTTGATTGGTCTTAAGGATATAAGCATGGAAGTTGTTGGAACTAAAGAAGAGATGCTTGCAGAAGCAGATCGTCTTATTAGTAAGTTTGGTGATGTAGTAACAATTAAGGTGCCTTGTACACCCGACGGCCTAACGGTCTGTAAGGAGTTGTATAGTCAAGGTGTTAGAGTTAATGTCACACTAATATTCAGCGTCTCACAGTCGATCCTAGCGGTCAAAGCGGGAGCGAGATATCTCTCACCTTTTGTTGGTCGTGTAGATGACCAGAGATTTGGAGGATGTAATCTCATTAGAAGAATTAAAGAGGTGTTGCCAGTTCATGTTGCAGCACAATATAATCTACCTGAGATACTTTCTGCCTCAATCAGATCAGTTGCTGACGTAGAGCATTCATTCGCTCAAGGTGCTGATATCTGCACAATGCCACCCAAAATCTTTGAGAACATGTATAATCATATTCTCACAGACAAAGGATTAGAACTTTTTGACATCGATTATCAGAAAACAATTAAGGAATTTACCTAAAATGAAAGCTGTAGTCTATTCAAGAGATAATTGCCAATGGTGTGATAGAGTAACACAATTACTCAGAAGTGTTAAGATCGATTATGTTGAATACAAATACGATCTAGACTTTACAAAGCATGAGTTTCAAGAGGAGTTTGGTTCTGATGCCACATTTCCTCAAGTCTCAATTGGAAGCCGTTACATTGGAGGATGTAAAGAAACTTTAAAATGGTTACAAAAAGAAAATCTCATATGAAAAACTTTGAAGAAGTTTATTTTATCGTTGAGAAAGCACTTGAACTTGCTTTCAAGGGTGATTTTGTTTTAAAATTTTATCCTTATCTTGAAGGTGAGGGTGTAAAGAAAAAACAAATTGAAGAGTTTATCGCAAGTTCAACAGCAGATGAATTATCACAACAAGTTTTAGAACTTGAAGGATATATCAAAGGTGGTGACAAAACTCTTAAAGAGGCCTACGGTCACATACCAAAACCAAAAGCAAGAAAGATAAAAACTTATCTTTATGGTATACTAGAGGATGCGTGGAGGTACAACCATGACAAAAGGAGAGGAAGAAGAAAACGCTCTAAATAAAAACAAACCCGAAATCAATCGGGGTGTAGAGTTGTTACTACGTAATAGGAGGAACGTTCAACCTAAACCAACTTTCCAGTTAAAATTTACTTTCTTTAAAAGAGAAATAACTTTAACTTTAAACATAACAAAAAATAATCTCTAGGAGATCCATGGAAACTTTAATAGTAACTCTAACGATTACAACGACAGTATCGTTTCTTGCACTATTGGTAGGAGGTGTGATAGGATGGGTAGCAAGAGGACACTCATATGAAACAACACCAGTTTACACACATCCAGAGATGTTTGATGAAAATGGTAATCTAAGAGCAGATGAAATTTTAGCAGTTCGATTTGAAAATTATGACAACAACGACGAAGAAGAAGACAACGACTAAGAAGGTAAAACTACCTCCTAATCCTTTTATCCATGAGATATTAGAGTATGTTGACAGTCAAAGAACAAAGGCAAAAAAAGTTGAAGCCTTAAGAGAACACAGAGATGATTCTTTAACTGCAGTTCTGATATGGAATTTTGATGACAAAGTGGTGTCAGCTGTTCCTGATGGTCAAGTACCTTATAAAGAGAATGAGGTTCCGGTTGGAACTGATCATACGTCACTCCGTAGAGAATGGAAAAATCTATATCACTTTATTAAAGGTGGTAATGACACACTGAGTTCTCTTCGTAGAGAAACGATGTTTATTCAATTATTGGAAGGTCTACACCCAGAAGAGGCTAAAATTATTTGTCTTGTTAAGGATAAAAATCTTACAAGTAAGTATAAGTTGACTAAGGAAATTGTTGCAGAAGCGTTTCCTGATATAACATGGGGTTTACATAGAGGATCATGAGTGAAATAAAAGCGGAAGATTATTCTTGTGAGGTCTTACTCGAACAGACCACACAGGAAAAAGCGAAGGACACTTCTTTCCCGACTGATGCGTATAATGTAACTTACACAGTAGATGGAAAGGATATGTTAGATGTATGTCGTGCACAGAAAAAAGCTGACGTATTTGATCTATACTATGACAAATACAAAAATGTAAAAAGTATTGAGTATGGATCGGGAACTATCTCACCGAATCGTTTTGGTTTAAAACCACCACCAAAGAAAAAGAAAACGAGAGGTAGTAATGGACAAAGATAATTTAAGGGATCAAATCAACGAACTTATTCGTGATGAGATTCAAGAAGTTATCAATGATTATGTTGATGCTCAAGAAACTACAAAAAAAGCTGGACTAGGGTTCGTTGGTAAAGAAGATGAACAGGAGTTAAAGGTTAACATTCGTAAGAGCGAAGTTGACAAGTTAATGAAACAATACAAAAAGATTAAGAAAAAAGAAAGAAACAATCTAAATAAGATCAAAAAACTAGGTTTGGTCGATAAAAACGGTAAACCTTTGTAAAATGTAACAAGTTATACCATTCCACTTGACTACATAGTTATGGTATGCTAACATACCTTTACGTTCATCCCACTAGGGACGCAAGTAAGCCGACACGGAACGGACTCGTTCATCTTCTTTGAAGACGCAAATGTTGACCGAAGGAACGGCATTTAATTGCCCACTACGGAGGAAAAACCAATGGCAAAAGTCACTTATCGCGGAGTCGAATATGACTCTGAAGAATACAACACTAAAGTTGTTGCAGAAGCAGCACAGCGTGAAAGACACGATCTAATGTATCGCGGTCTAAAGGTTAAAAGCAAGGCATCACCTTGCAGCTAGCAACAAAGGGGGGTTTACACCCCTCTTTTTTTATACTATAATAAATAAAATGAAAAGTTTTCATGGACAAAGGAAAATTAAAAGTCTTAGTCATGGCTCTTAAGGAGATTGTTGAAGAACTAGAGAGCGAAGTATATTCCGATGTGGATGCTTACAAATCTCCTGCGACTTTTTCATCTGCACCGATGAATTATGATGAGATGTTTGATGATGGTTCAGATTAATGTCAGTATCACTTATCAGTATTACTCCTGACGCTGAGAAAACGATGGCACATATTGCCAGAGTATCTAATCCAAATAATCAGGATAATCCAAACTATGCAGGATTGTTGAGATATTGTATCAAGCATAATCATTGGTCTGTCTTTGAGCAGTCATCTATGACACTTGAGATTGAAACTACAAGAGCAATCGCAGCACAGATACTACGACATAGATCATTTACTTTTCAAGAGTTCTCACAGAGATATGCACAAAGTAATGAGTTGGGAAAAATAGAACTACCAGATTTAAGAAGACAAGATATAAAGAATCGTCAGAACTCTACAGATGATCTTGATCCGTTTGTGAAACAGAAACTCGAAGCACAGATGATAACTCTCTTCAGTTCTGCTCAATCATTGTATAATCAGATGATTAATGAGGGAGTTGCAAAAGAATGTGCTAGAATGGTATTACCTTTATGCACTCCCACTAAGATATACATGACAGGTTCATGTCGTTCATGGATACATTACATCGATCTCAGATCAGCACACGGAACACAGAAAGAACACATGGATATTGCTGAAGCATGTCGTGAAGTGTTTACCGAACAATTCCCTACTGTGTCCGAAGCCCTTGAGTGGGTCTAAATATTTACAAAACTTAAAACACCTATGCCTACCTACCCTGTTAAAAACTTGAAGACCGGTGAAACAAAAGAGATCCAGATGTCAATGACAGACTACGATCAGTGGCGAAAGGATAATCCCGATTGGGATAAAGATTGGAATGCTGGAGTCGCAAACGTCGGAGAAGTTGGAGAAGTTTATGATAAACTTCGCAAGACACATCCCGGATGGAATGACGTATTGCGTAAAGCATCCAAAGCTCCCGGTTCTAAAGTAAGACCTGTTTAACATGCCAAGAAAAAAGAAAGCAGATCAACAGCCGATAGGTGTCGGATTAACCGCAAAACAAATGAAGAGGAAGAAACCAATCAACGCTGATATGTTGAGAGACATTGAACCTCTTACTGAAAATCAGCAAAAGTTATTTGAATCATACGCTAACGGTAAAAACCTAATCGCTTATGGTGCAGCGGGTACAGGAAAGACCTTTATAACACTATACAATGCGTTGTGTGATGTATTAGATACCACGACACCATATGAAAAGATATACATCGTGAGATCGCTTGTGTCCACCAGAGAGATTGGTTTCTTGCCCGGAGATCATGAAGATAAATCTTTCTTGTATCAAATACCATATAAAAATATGGTGAAATATATGTTTGAGTTACCATCAGCAGCAGATTTTGAAATGCTCTATGGTAATTTAAAAGCACAAGAAACTATCTCATTTTGGAGTACGTCGTTTATTAGAGGAACAACATTTGATAGGGCTATCATATTAGTAGATGAGTTTCAAAACTTGAATTTTCATGAATTAGATAGTATAATGACAAGAGTAGGGGAGAACACAAAGATTATGTTCTGTGGAGATGCAACTCAGACTGATCTCATCAAACAAAACGAAAGAAATGGTATCGTAGATTTTATGAGAGTTCTTCGTTTAATGTCATCAGTTGATATTATTGAGTTTGGTGTAGAAGACATTGTTCGATCTGGTTTAGTTAAAGAATTTATTCTTGCAAAAATGGAACTTAATTTATGAATTTTATTCATCATAATTATCTGGGTGATCTTGAATTACAAAAAAAAGAAACTAATGGCATAAGACTTTATAATCTTCCGAGTGGAGATTGGGTTCCGTCGATTACTTCTGTGACATCCTTTTATAATCGTCAGATCTTTGCTGATTGGAGGAAGAGAGTTGGTGTTGAAGAGGCAAATAAGATTACAAGAAAAGCAACTGCTCGTGGCACAGATTATCATGAGGCAGCACAGAACTATCTGTTAAATCTTGAATTGAAATGGGATGACTATCAGCCTCTCACAAAGTTCATGTTTTACAATACTCTACCATATCTGGACAAGATAAATAATATACACGCTATCGAGAGGACTCTTTACTCAGAATACCTCGGTCTTGCCGGTAGAGTTGATTGTATCGCAGAGTATGAAGGGGAACTAGCAGTAATAGATTTCAAAACTTCAACTAAGATTAAACCAGACAACTGGTGCACAAATTACTTTGTGCAAGAAATGTTTTATGCAGCTGCGTACTACGAACTAACAGATATCCCTGTTACAAAGTTAATTACAATAATGGTAACTCCTGACGGAGAGGTAAAAGTATTTGACAAACGTGACAAAGGGGACTATATTAAATTATTAGTTCGTTACATTAAAGAATTTGTATCTCACAATACTGGGTCGCCAAATGGACAATGAACTAGAAAAAGCATTCGAGGATAAGTTTTATTGTCCTGCTCGTTTCGCACAAGAAATTGAAGGTCTTGTGCAATCTCAGGAGGAGATGAATTACATCGATGCAATTGTCTATTTTTGCGATCTTAATTCCATTGATCTTGAATCAGTTCCAAAACTGATATCAAAACCATTAAAAGAAAAACTAAAGTATGAGGCTCAAGAACTCAACTTTTTAAAAAGAACTTCAAGAGCAAAACTCGTTTTCTAATGAATGATCCTGATGATAATCCCTTTTGGGGTGAACCAACTCCCTCTGATTTATGGGAGGATATGGCCAAACTTAATGCATTGTACGAAGAATTGAATTGGGGCCATCGTGATTACCTAGAGTTTACAATTGAAGGAAATCATATTACAATAAGGAATAAATCCAGAGAAGGAAGGTAATGATGCCGTTTGATGCCTACCGTTGTTATTTGTCATTAAAAAATCACTTCACAAAAGACCACTATGATTACCATAAGTATGGTGGTAAAACAAGAGCAACCAAAGAGGCCTTTTATAAAAGGAAGGATCGTTTTTGGTTTGAAAGATTCGCAAGACAGAAGAATGATAAAGAGGTCGTAGACTTTTTTGTATCTAATTTTGTTTCATGCTCTGATCCTGAGAGTATGTGGATTGGAGAAATGATAAAAGAGGGAGAGGGAAGATATACTGATTGGAAAAAGAAAGTGCAATCACTATCATATATTTTTAAAGAAGAATCTGAAAGCCTGTTCACTGACAATAAAGTGAATGATGTCTTTGATTGTAGTAAAGGTCATCCAATTGTATTAAAGAAATTTTTAGGTGGTAATATCAGTATTGAAAGTATGGTAATCTATGATAGAATACTGGGGTATGGGAAAGACTTTGATGAAAAGTTGAATGATCCTGTATGGAAAACCGTCAGTCGAAGGGTAAAGAAGTATTCACCCTTCCTAAATATAGATGTATTCCGCTATAAAAAAATTCTAAAGGGGGTAGCAACTAAGTGAGTTTCTTTGACTCTGACATTGTGAAAGCTGAGATGTCTGACATCCATCAACTTCAAGAGGAGATTTATTCTTCTGTCATGAAGTTTCCTTATATGAATGTTGCTGATAAAACAGAACATATCAATTTACTTTCTGAACTTGTCGAGAAACAAAAAGTCATGTATGCTCGTCTGAAATTATCAGATGACCCTGATGCCGAAAAAATGAGAGAGGAAATCATGAAGTCAGCACATGCTATGGGTCTTCCCAAGAATGTTGACATGAGTGTGATCTTTAATCAAATGAGTGAAATGATTTCTCTTATGAGAGATCAGTTTGACATCGGCACATTTTAGTGTATAATAGAGGAGTACACACAAGCCAAATCTAATTTAATCCGAGGTAATCTAAATGTCTTTCGCAGACCTAAAGAAGCAGTCATCACTAGGTTCATTGACTGCAAAACTTGTTAAAGAAGTTGAAAAAGCGAACACATCTGGTGGAGGTGGAGATGAACGTCTCTGGAAACCAGAACTAGATAAAACAGGTAATGGATATGCAGTTGTCCGTTTCCTTCCTGCACCTGAGAACGAGGAGTTCCCATGGGCAAAAATGTACACTCATGCCTTTCAAGGGCCAGGTGGTTGGTATATTGAAAATAGTCTAACTACAAATGGTCAAAAGGATCCTGTCTCTGACTACAATCGTGAGTTATGGAACAGTGGTAATGAGTCTGACAAAGATGTCGTACGTAAACAGAAACGTAAGTTATCTTATTACAGTAACATCTATGTTGTGAAAGATCCTACAAATCCTTCTAATGAAGGCAAAGTATTCTTATTTAAGTATGGTAAAAAAATATTTGATAAGATTATGGAAGCAATGCAACCAGAGTTTGAAGATGAGACTCCAATCAATCCTTTTGACTTCTGGCAAGGTGCTAACTTCAAGTTGAAGATTGTAAAAAAAGATGGATATTGGAACTATGATAAGTCTGAATTTGACAAAGTAGGGCCAGTCCTAGAAGATGATGATGCTCTTGAAGCATTATGGAAAAGACAGTATTCACTTACTGCGATCACTGCTCCAGACCAGTTCAAGTCATATGATGATCTTGAAAAACGTTTAAAGTATGTTCTTGGCAAAAAGCCAGTCAATCGTTACGTTCCTGATGAAGAATTAGAGAACGAAAGTGAAGGTCTTAACGTTGCAGAAAAAGTAGTTACTCAAGCAGTATCAACTCCTGCAGCAACTACAACTGTTGACTCTGATGAGGATGATGCACTATCATACTTTCAAAAGTTAGCAGATAGTTAAGTATATAATCTAATATCGTCTCCTTGCACTAAGGTTTCATCCAAGAATTGGGTGGAACCTTCTTTATATTTCATGATTCTTTCTAAATCATCAAACACTATACTTAAGTATATTGGTTTCAGTAAAAATATTTCTCTCTTTTTATTATTTTCATTCTCTTCAAAAGTATAATTTGTGACAGGTAAAGCTATATCAGTTACTACAACTTGATTTTCTAGACCATCATCAAAGTAACTTACACTTTGACCAACGCTCACCCTTGTCCCACTAGCTATGATTATATCATTGTTTGATGTCTTTACTTCATTCGCTTCATAATGATGAATACCAGAGTATAGGACAGTTTCATTATCATATTTTTCATTTAAATAGGTGAAAAAATCTGCTTGTGAAAGAGGCCATTCACTTTGAACATTAACTATATTATTTGATAATAATACAACCCAATCTAAAAATGGATCTCCATATATTTCATGGGCAACATTATCAGGTCTATCATCTCCCTGTACAATAAACTTTTCAAAGAACGCAAGATTCTCAAAAATATCACCTCTTAATTTTGCTCTTTTAAAGAAGTTTTTTACAACAGAATAATTCTCAGTCTCACGTTGAGTATCGTTTCGATTAACGTATAAAAAATCTGGTAGATTGCGAAAGTAAGGATTTGCCATTTTAGAAACCTATCTCCATATCTCCACTATCATCTCCTTCAAGATTCTCATAATCATCATTAAATATTGGATCGAGTTCTTGAAATTGGAAAGTTAATTGATATTGCACCATTGAAGTATCATCATATGTCATGTAACTATTTGTTGGCATGTAATTAACTTCAAAACCTTTTAATGCACACTCTTTGATTCTTGGTAAAAATTGATGACTCAGTAAAGATCCATCTAAAAACTCTAAACGATATGTATTTGGAGCGTGTAAGAATATACCAACATCATCTCTTTGAACTGCCATTGATTGTTTAAACATTCTTATTATTTTTTTTACATTATCTGATTCTTTTTGATCTCTTGGTGATAAAACATACTGAAATGTAAATGGACGAAGTGTTGGGCCTGTGAATAAAAGTTGTAAATTATTATTGAAAATTTTACCTTGAGTTCTAGCTAGTAAATTATTTGCATCTTTACCTACGGCAGATCCAATGAGTAGATTTGCAACAGCATCAGGAACTTGACCACTCTCTGCTGCGGTTCTAAGTGTGGTTGCCATTGCATCTCCACCATCCATCTTTCCATCATTCAAGAGAGTTTTAAGTGCGACGTTTGCTCCCGCTAACTGTAGAGGATTTAATTTATCCTCACCATATGTTACTAAGTTAGCATCAGTTACTCCATCTGGTATTGGTAAAACAACAGCACCGATTGCTTTTTTATCTGCAAGTGCCCCTCTCTGTTGTTGAAATGGACTTCCACCTTCAACTCTAACTTCAGTTAAATTTTTATCTGCTATTACTCCACCTAATCTTCTCATTTTTATTTTATCTACAAATAAATCACCACCAGTTTCAGCTGGTTCAAATTTCAAAACACTAATCCTTAATTTATCTTGGAAAAAATCAGTTATACCAGTTGGAAATTCAAGAGTTGTGCTGTATTTTTTTCTTGCCTTTATAGTTGCTGCCTTACTTGTTATATCTGATAAATCTTGAATATCTCCCTCTCCACCATCTCCTTCTGGTCTTGGTTTATTGTATATCTTTTCATATGGATCACCGGGTGGAGTGGGTTTTCCTGCTTTTTCCCACTCATCCGATGCTATCTTCTCAGAAGTTTTAATTATTTTATCCGCTTTATCTTTATTTTTAAAGTACTCTGTTTCACTCTTTGTAGCGTTAGGTTTTCCATTTCCTTCATCAATCGCTGGTTGAAACTCACCATTCTTATCATAAGTGCCTAATACATCATCATTCCTAAATTGACCGGCTCTGTAGACAGTTACTGCACCAGTTTCTTTATCAATACGAGTGTAATATTGTCTCTCACCACCTCTTCCCGGGCCAATATTTCCATTTTCTTGATCTTTAGTTCCTTGCACGGCCTTAAATCCGGGATCGAATCTAAATTTTCTATTACCCCAAGTGTCTGATGTAGACACTTCATCTAACCCCAATTCTCCTAAGTTTGACATTATAAACTAACTTTTTAGTTATTTAGGAACTTTGCATATGGAATCGCAAGAAGATCATCAAGTTCATCTGAATTGACTATGTATAATTGTCCTGCAAGTTCTGCCCATGTATAATTACGATACTCTCTCCAATGAAAATTCAACCCACGAAAACCCCATGAAAATAAATCAGTGCATGCTATGAGAGGGTGTTGATCATATGTTATGTTTGGAGTTTTAGGATTATAAACAAAGGTATAAAAATTACCTACATCAGGAACTGGTGTAACTGTTCCTCTTAAAATCTGCATGATTTCTAACATCATGTCTTCCGGATCATTCGTTCGATTGTTTATATCATTACCCTCTAATCTACTCATCGGATCCCTAATTCTTTTTCTGTAACGACTTTGAATTCAATACGATGATCATCACAGAATTCTTTTGCTGCCTTCCATTTAGCCTGATTTACAGCATAAGTAACACACTCAGTTATATATGATTTAGTTTTTCTTTTTCGAGGTTTTGGTGGCATTGTTTGCTTAAGAGGTTTTACTTCAACCACATAAGTTTTTATTTGATTATCTTTTTCTTTGACTTTAATTAGATAGTCTGGATAGTATTTGTGTACACGATTATCTTTTGGTGAGACATATGGTATGCTAAACTCCTCTGATGCCCATGACACAATGCTATTATTCATATCACACCATTGACAAAACTTTCTCTCCCAACTACTACGACATATTATCATCTTCGAGTTACCCTTATACTTGTGAGGGTACACAGGAGTATATTTACTTTTAATACTCTCGCCCATTACTTGCCTACATAATATACAGGTAAAAATATTTATAAATGGCCGACATACGACCAACGGGTAAAAAAATATCTCAGGTGAAGAAGGATTTATTAAGTCCTGCAACAACCTCTCATTTTTTAGCGAGTGTTGGATTACCTAATGGTGCTGGTTTAAAAGAAATTCAACAAGAGATTGGATTAACTTTTAATTCAGATCAACAAGAGAAACTTAATTTACTTTGCTCAGAGACAGCTCTCCCCGGATCAAGATTGTCAACTGTAGAGAGTCGAAATCATTTTCCGGGAGTAAGAGAGAGACACGTATATCGTAGAGAGTTTGATGATGTAATAAATTTAATATTTTACGTAGATGCGGAACAATATTTGCCAATAAGATATTTTGAATCTTGGATGAATTATATAACTGGATCATCTTTCTCTGATGATAGGGGTATGAATGTAGAAAACCCAACTTTTAGTTATACGATGAAATTTCCAAATGATTATAAAGGTAGTCTTGAAGTAACAAAATTTGAAAAAAATCTTGAGTTTGGTGGAGTGGGAAGAACAAAAATATTAACATATAAATTTGTTAATGTTTATCCATTGGCAGTAAGTTCAATGCCAGTTTCTTATAACACATCAAGACTTTTAAAGTGTAGTGTTGGTATGGCTTACACAAGATATTTTGTTACAAAAGGAGCAACCGGAAAAGTTAAACCACCATTAAATACACCACCTGATTTTCTAGCTCCGGGTGAAGCAAGAGTAGAGGCTTTTAATAATAATTTAGAAAACAATCCAGAACTAAAACAGTTTCTCAGTGTTGATTTTAGTGCTGAAAAATAATTCTATTTTCGCTGCTAAATAAACATACTGAATTGAATACTTATGCCATTACCAAAAATTGCAACACCAAGTTATGAACTTGATTTGCCTTCGTCTGGTCAAACTATAAAGTACAGACCATTTTTAGTCAAAGAAGAAAAACTCCTTGTCATCGCCCTTGAGAGTGAGGATACAAAACAAATTACAAATGCTATTAAAGCTGTTATACGTGCTTGTATTCTTTCAAAAGGTGTGAAAGTAGATACTCTTCCAACCTTTGATATCGAATATTTGTTTTTAAATATTCGAGGCAAATCAGTTGGAGAAGACATTGAAGTTAAACTCATATGTCCTGATGATAATAAAACTGAGGTTCAGGTGAATATAAACCTTGATGATATTCAAGTTAAAAAACCTGATGATCACACAAATGAGATTAAACTTGATGATTCTTTAATGATGCAAATGAAGTATCCATCATTGAATGAATTTATTAAAACAAATTTCGATCCCACTGATGCGAATAAGAATCCTATGGAGCAATCCTTTGATTTGATTGGTTCTTGTATTGATAAAATTTACACAGAAGATGATGTATGGGCTGCTGGTGACTGCACCAAAAAAGAAATCACAGAATTTCTTGACTCAATGAACTCGACTCAGTTTAAAAAAATTGAAAAGTTTTTTGAGACAATGCCTAAATTAACTCACACTGTCAAAGTATCTAATCCAAATACGAAAGTTGATAGTGATGTGGTGCTTGAGGGTTTAGCATCTTTTTTCGCCTAGCGATGGTGCATATGAATCTGGAGAATTACTTCAGACTCAATTTTGCTTTGATGCAGTACCATAAATATAGTTTGACCGAGATTGAAAATATGATGCCTTGGGAACGAGACATCTATGTTGGATTACTACAACAACATCTTGAAGAGGAAAGACTAAAGGAACAACAACGTCGAGCAAGCAATGGATGAAACTAATCCAGTATTTGAAAATTTTCGTAATAAAATGCGAGCGTTTGGTAAACCAATTAGGGAGACCACACGAAAAGTTTCTGCGTCAAAATTTTTAAAAAGAGATGATCTGGAAAAAAGAATTGAGATAAATGCAAGAAAAATAACTTTATTAAAAAATATAATTCAAGCACAGCAGGTTTCAGCTGCTGAGATGATTAAATCTTTGTCAGAATCAAAAGATACCACTGAGTCTATTGATTTAATCAAGAGAGTTGAGAATAATGAAAAGATGATAAAGTCATTATCTGAATCGTCTTCCATAAAAGGTATTGAAAAAGAAATAGCAGAGATAAGGGAATCAGTCACATCAATCAAAAATACTCTTATCAAACAACAAGAATTAGAAGCCGAAGCGATTAATAAAGCACGAAAAGAATTAGAGAGAAAAAAAAGAAAAGAGAGAGAAAATTTATTAGAAAAAACAGGAAAGAAACTATCTTCATTTTTAAAATCTACAACTCAAAAAATAGTTGATCCTGTTAAAAATATTTTTGTTGGAATTATACAGTTCTTTGCAACATTATTTTTCGGAAAGTTTCTTGTTAATTTTACAAAGTTTTTATCAAATCCAAAAAATCTTAACATAGTGATCAGTATTACTGACTTCATTGCAAAGAATTTTGATTTAATAATCGGAACTATTGGAATAGGAACTCTTGCTATTGCTGCTTTTGGATTTAAATTACTAGGTATTGGAAATGTCCTTACAGCAATATTAACTGGTAATTTATTTGCATCCCCCACTGCTCGTATATTGGGATCTGCATTCGGGTCAAGTGCTGCAACAAAAGGCATGCCGGGAATAATTTCAAAAGGAACAAGAACAACTAATTTTGCGGGGGCACCATTTGGATCTAGATTTAAGGGATTTAAATTTTTTAGTCAAGGTGGTTTAGTTCCCGGAGTGGGTAATCAGGATACAATTCCTGCAATGCTAACTCCCGGTGAGGTTGTTATAAGTAAACCTGCTGTTCAAAAAATAGGAGCTGCAAATCTTCTTAGACTCAACTTGGAAGCGGGAAAAACAAATAAACCAAAGATTATAAATGGAAGGATGTATGCAAACCAAGGTGGTTTTGTTGCAGCTCAAAAAGAGTTCTCCAAGATATCATTGGATGAAAGAATTAAAATGCAAGAATTGATTGAAGATCAATTCAATGATAAGAACAACAAGACGATCACGGTGTCATCAACAAGAAAAGTTGGTGAGGAACAAACTCCTGCACAAAAACTTAATTCAATGAGTATCACCAGAGGTGGAAAGGAAAAATTTCAAGAGTTGATAAAAAATACAATCGGACTTGATGCTGATGGTATCATGCCCGATACGGGTAAATTTACAGTGGATAAGATGCGAAAAGCTTTACTCTCATCAAGAACTGGTCAAAATCTAACAGATTCACAAAGAGAGGAGGCAGAATCATTTTTTGGTAATCTAGAAAATGAAATCAATAGTATGATTCCCGGAACAAGAGCATACCGATTTAGAAATGAAGCAGATTTGATCAATCAAAGCATGGCAAAATTCAAGCCTGTTTCTGGTGCCCCTGTAATCACACCACCTATTGAAGAGAATAGTGAGGCAGATATATCCTCCGTTGCCAATAGGATAAATGTTCCTGTTCAACAAAATTCACCATCAGGAATTGATAATAATATAGTCAAAGGCGATCTTGCCTCTCCTGATGAATCAGTTCTATCCACTATTGGTATGTTATGATTAATACAACTAAATTTTTACCAAGAAGGACTGAGAAAAAATCTGTGTTGTCTGAAAAGACAGTGATAAATTTTCGTATCATAAAAAAAGATTTCAAAAGGATAGATGATACATTAAAAGAAAGATTAGTTTTATCAAAAGTAAGAGCTGGAATATTAAGAGATCAATTGGAAAGAGCGAGAAGAAGGGAGAATGAGAACACTCTTGAAAAAAGAAAAGAAGATGATGGAACAGATTTTGATCCTACTCAAGAACCAAAAAAAAGAGGTAATCAGGGTTTATTAACAACTTTATTTGCAGGTTTAATTGGTGGTATTGGTTTTGTTATAGTAAAGGCGATTCCATTATTCAAAACTATATTTAAAACTTTAAGTGCAATAGCTAGACCGATCATTGCGATAGTTCGTAGCGTAGGTGCTTTACTAGCAGGAATAAAGGGTAGATTATTCCCTGCAGTTAATGACTTAGAAGATAAAGAGAAAAAAAGTAGAAAGGATATTAAAGATTTACCTAATCGTATAAACCAAGTTGGTAATCAGTTGCAATTTTTAGCCAATGCAATGGTTTTTAATACTGTTCTCGGCATGATATTCACAGGTGTTGGTGCAGGAAAAGTAAAAGGTATAGTGAACGTAGCACGATCAAAAAAATTACTCACTGCTGCCTCTGCTGTTAAGATACAAAAACAATTAGTCGCTCAGAAAAAAGTTGCAAGAACAGTTGGCATAAAGAAAAGAATTATAAAAGCAGCGGATTTAGCTGAGAGTGGATCTGCTGTCACTACTAATTTTGCAAGAGAGGGGCGTAAAATATCTAAAAAATTTGCTAAAGATGTCACTGAAGAATCTGTTGAGATTGTCGAAAAAGGTGTAAAAACTCTAACTGCTGCCGGAATTGATTCAGCAACATTGAGACAGATGGGAGTAGATCCAAGTTTAGGTCAATTTGGAGCAAAAGTCCCAAGAAATATTCCAAAATCTCCTTTCGGTGTACCGGGTGGTCGAGTGGGGCCTCCTCTTGGAGGTATTTCTGGGTCTTTCGGATCAACAGCTGATATAATGAATCAGATTTTTAAAGTAAGCCCAAAGGGAATCATATCTAAACCAACTCAAATAGCTGATGAGATATTAAAGAGTTTTAAAATTACGGATGTTGGTCTTGGAATCGATTTTAGTAGTTTAACTAATGCACAGAAGAGGGAATTCGTATTCATAATCGCTGAAAATAAGTTTGCTCAATTATTTAAAAGGGAACCAAAAAATCTTGATGAGTTACTTGATTTTGTAAAATCAGGAGATTTTATAGCTGAAAATTTTGGCTTAATAAGAAAGGCACCTATTAGACCATCTATGGTTACAAATGTTCCCTTGAATTTGTCACCACTCGTGGATCCCACCGCCGGTAGCAAATTCATAACACCCACTATCCCAAAAGTAGCAAAAACTGTTACAAGAACTGCCACAAAAGGTTTTTCAAAACAAGTATTAAGACAAACTCTAGGTGCAGTTCCTCTTCTAGGTGATCTTGCTGTGCTATTATTAGACATATATGTTTTCAAAGAGATACCAGCTAGAGCAGGATTTAAAACAATTGGTAGCATACTTGGTTCAGTTATTGGTGGACTCTTAGGTGGTTTAGCAGCCACTGCGACCGCTGGAACTGGTGCTATTTTAATTCCTGCGCTAACTATACTTGGTAGTATTGGTGGTGACATTCTTGGTGGTGTCCTTTATGATTTCTTAGATAGAAGTTATAGTGATTATGGCCCATTTAAAAAACCAGATAGTGGTGGCAAAACAAAAATATCCGATGTGGGTAGAGCTGGTGTGAGTGGTACAGTGAAAGGATCAACGATTGGTAAAGTCGTTAAGGACGCTGGTGGTGTTATCAAAAAAGGAGTCTTTGAAAATAAAGGTAATGATGAATTTTTATTTGACAGTGATACATACATGGCATTTAATAAAGCATTCCCCGGTCTTCTTGAAACAGCAAACTCTCTTGAGGGTGATGATTCAATCTCTGCAATAAGTGAGAGATTATCTTATGAAAAAAAAGGAAGAAGATTAACAAGAATGATTCCAATACCGATACCCGAAGTATCGAAAAATGCATCTCAGAATGAGGGATCTATCATGACTAATAAAAAACAAGAAGTATCAATGTTAGCGATGAATACTCAAACACTATACAGGAGAAGTTAATATGAATTCTAAAGATTTTGAATCTGATAAGATAAGAATAGTTAAAGCAGAGATAAAGTCAAACACAAACTCTGAAAAAACTGTTAATCTTCAACCAGCTGATGTGGTTGAATATAGGGAACACATGTTTCGAGATTCTGTTGAGGTTTTGATGATCATATCTGACACAGGAAACTCACTTGATGGAAAAAGTTTATCGGAGGGATTACCTTTAACAACGACCGAAGATTTTGAATTTGAAATTCAAGACGTAAAAGAGAGAAAAATAAAAATGAATTTAAATGTAAACAAGGTGACACCTTTTTTACAAACAACACAAAGAGAAAATATATTACTGACTTTAACCTCTGAGGAATTTATAAGAAACGAACAATATTCATCTCAGGTAAATAAAAGATTTGATGGGAAAATTTCAGAACATGTCAAAGAAATATTGAAAGATAATTTAAAATCAAAAGTAAAAGATGAAAATATAGAGGTTACTGCAAATAATTTTAATTTTATAGGAAATAAAAGAAAAGCGTTTTACACAATCAGATGGTTACAGAAGAAGGGTGTGCCCGATAAGGATGGTAAGATGGGTGATAGTGCCGGATTCATGTTCTATCAAACATCAAGCCCGGACGGATTGCAATATAATTTTAGATCTATTGATGGTTTATTTGCACAAAAACCAAAAAGAAAGTATGCGTTCACGGGTATTCCAGTCGCTGAAACTAAAAAATATGATGCGATAGTAGCAGAATTCTCCTCTAATTTAAATTTAACCGCAAACAAAAAATTAAGATCAGGTGCTTTCAACACAAAACTTGTTATATTTGATCCTTTTAATTGTTTTTATCAACCCATTGAACAAAAAGCTGAGGATACTGAGAAGGGAACAACTACAGCTGGTAAACATCTTCCCGTACTAAACGAAAAATTTACACAAGAAACAACAAGAACGACTTATATGATAAGAGATACAGGAACAATTCCTTCAGGAGATGTTAAGGAGCAAGTTGAAAAAAATGAAGAACAATCATTTGAGGTTGAAAAAATATTAAACCAATCGATAAGAAGATTTAATCAATTTGAGTGTTCGTCCATGGAGATAGTGATACCCACAGATTTTGATCTACACATTGGGGACACCGTGTTCATAGATCCAAAATCGTTAAGAAATAAATCGAACGGGCAAATTGATAAGGTAGCTGGAGGTAAATATCTCATATTTGCTTTAACTCATAAGATTGCAAAAGATAAAGGAACAACAACTTTAGGACTTGTGAGAGACTCAATGGGTAGAAAAGTTGAGGGAAATAGTAGCATGTTACAGTAAAATAAGTTATAATGAATAAATACTATTGTAGGGTTCAATTAAAGCAAATGAAATCCATCGAAGATCACATTCAAAAAGACAAGGAGATCCTTGCCGACCCAAATACCTCAGAACCAATGAGGAGACATACTCTTGATGAGTTACATGACCTTGAGGAGTACGTTGATCATCATCATAATGAAATCGAGGCTGGAGATCATCACGATCCAAACGCATTAGAATTATTCTGTGACATGCACCCTGACGAACCAGAGTGTTTAGTTTACGATGATTAATGGAACAATCGAGTTTATATAATCCCGGATTTGTTGGCACTCAGTTTAACTGGTGGATAGGTCAGGTTGCTGCGTCTTCAACTTGGCGTGAAAATATGAAAGATACTCCTTATGAAAAGAGGGAGGATATACCGGGATGGGGATACAGATATAAAGTAAGAATCATGGGCCTTCATGATGGTGGAGAGTCCGTAATACCATCTGATCAACTGCCTTGGGCTCAGGTCATGTACTCTGTCTGGGGTGGTGGTCAGGGTGGATCGTTTCAAACTCCCGGAATCAAGGAGGGAATGTTTGTCTTTGGATTCTTTTTAGATGGGAGTGATGAACAAATTCCTGTCATCATGGGAGTTCTTGGTAATAATGCCAAGACAAAGATTAAAGGAGTCAACTCAAAGGTTGGTGTAGATACAGTTACGGATGAATCATCTGTATTTGAACCTCGAAGTGGTTTCACGGATGATGGCACAACAGTTTGTTCAGATAATCAGATTCGTCAAGAGGGGGCGAATAGTTCGGTGACAAATGAAAGCACTGATGGAACATTACTGCTAACGATCTCGGACAAAATACAAACACAGGTACAGAATGAAGAACATCCTGTTGAGTGTCCAAAAACAAAAAATAGTTTGACATCATTGAATACTCACATGAGTAACTTCCAAGTTGAGTATCAAAGATTATTAGAGAAAGCAAATGATTTTCCGACTGCTGCTGCATCGAAAGGTATTAACGAATCAATTGATAAATTAATTGAAAAAACAGCTGGACTATCAGCAAAATCCATGTTGACTACTTTGAATAATCAACAAACATTTTTATTAGAAAAATTAAATGATGCAACAGCAATATTCGAGCAAGAGGAAAATATTACAAATAGATTAAATATTCTTCAAAAAAATTTAGAGGGTCAAGGTAAATTATCATGCATCTTCGGTAAGATAAAAGGTGATCTCGCTGATCTTATTAAGGCAGCGATGAAGAAAAATTTGAATAGAAAAAATAGTGCACCACCAGCTGGAAGTTATAACCCATCTAATCCCTGTGAAACTGAGGAGATTATAGCAGAGGTAATGTCTAGCACACAAGGACAGATAAGTGGTGGATTTATGGATGCGGTTAAATCATTAGCAGGTGGTCAAGGTGTGCCATCATTAGGTAGATTGGGAACTGCATTTAACAAATTAAATAATTTAAACATACCAAGTGAACTTGATGTGGCTAGTTTGTTACCATCATTTAATCAAAGTCTTGATGTTGGTGGTCTTCTTGGAAAACTACCACCAATAGGTGGATTTGATATAGGGCAAGAATTAAGTTTTGATATGGCACTAGCAAATGTGTTTATCTCTTCTATCGCTGCTTTTACAGAGTGTGATCCTCCTGAAGAGTGTCCTGAAACTGACACGCTTACATTAGGTGGTGATCAAACTAAAAAATCTGAAACCGATCCTGTCAATACAGACAATATCGCTCAATTAGAATCTGAAAAAATAAATGAAAAACTATCTGGTAAAGTTCCACCAAAAATTGGTGATGTCGTTACTAAAGATGATGGAACAAAACAATATTATACAGGAGTAAGTGAAAATGAGGAGGGGGAATTAATATTGAATAATGAGGATGAGAAGATCAAATATGTTGAGAAACCACCGACCACTTTTGATAAACCAATAGTTGAAAAAAGTTTAGTGATTGAAAAAAGTGTAGATGTCGAAAAAATAAATGAAAATGAAACAAAAATTACAAAAACTTTTTCTCGCCAAGAATCTTCCACAGTGGAGGCGACTATTAAACAAGGTGTTGTAGTCGGAGGTGACTCAAACCCGAATGCAGCCAGAATAGCAAAACTTTCTGTAGATATATTAAACTTAACCAAGGCTAAAAATGAAGCAAGAAGATTTGGTAATACAGCTGAAAAAGAAAGATTGGAGGAAGAAATAAAAATTCTTAAAAAAGAAGATAGAGAACTGAGGAGAAAATTATGACATCCGCACCAATCTCAAACGATAATATAAGAGTAGGATATATCAGTGAAACTGACGGGTATGTCAAGAATAAGACTGTGGCAGAGGCAAATGAATATGAAAAATTAAATCCTGAGACAATTTTTGTTTTTGTTAATGGAGATGGAAAGATTGTGTACTTAACTATTGATGGTGTTAATCAATTAACATCAAAAGATTTATTAAGGGCAGATCCATGTGACGTAGGCCCTCAACCATGCCCACCACCCACAATAAAAGTATTTGGTGGAGGTGGAATTGGAGCAGAGGTAAATCCTGTTGTGGATTCTCAAGGTAATCTTCTTGCTGCTGATATTGTAAATGGTGGTTTTGGATATAAGACACCACCCTTTGTCACGATAATAGACCCATGCAAAAATGGTAGTGGTGCTGTTGTAAAAGCAGAAATAAAAAATGGTGTGGTAAGTAAAGTTGTTGTAAATGAAACTGGAACCGGATACTTGCCACCAAAAGCAACTTCTCCACAGTATCCAGCAATATTGCAGATATCTGAGGTCAGAGTAAGTAATCCCGGAATAAATTATGATCCATCTGTCGATCAACTTGTTATTGAACCTGCGAACGGAACACAACTTTCATATACAACCGAACCATTTGGTAAAATTTTTGAAGTAAAAATATTAAAGGCTGGTAATTTTACAGAACTTCCTACAATAAGAATGAAAACAAGAACAGGAGTTAACGCATCTTTCATACCAGTATTTGATGTGATACGTGATCCAGTTCCCGTCGAACCGGTCTCTGCTGATATTATACAAATTTTCGATCTAGTCGGACTTAATATAAATGGATACGTAGATGGTAAAGCCTATTATGGTAATGTGTATTTTGTAAACGGGGTAAAATTTGCAGGTTCTTCTGTAAATTCTGGCACAAACATAAGAGTGTTTGAGACAAGAGCAGCAAGCATCAGCGGTCAGAATGTCCCTGTCGCAAGAACAGTAAGAGTTAGAGAAGATGTTGAAGCACCAGATGTATCAACAGACGTTATAACTGCAGAGCCAGATGTTGTTGAACCATCAACATTTACAACGTCTCCTGCTCCAACAACAACAGTTGATCCAACTCCCCCAACACCAACTGTTGATCCAACACCAGCACCATCTCCTTCACCATCACCAGCACCTTACACACCACCACCAAGCACCGGTGGTGGCGGTGGATATGGTTACTAAATATCAAAAAAGATAGTTATGTCAGAAAAGAAAAATTATTGGACTCAATCGATCGGGACGCAAGACGCGATTATACAATTTGGTGGCATTTCTTCTGAAAAAGATGTTCGATCTGATTTTAAAGTAGTTGCCAAAGATGGAGGCCATTATTTTACGATGGACTCGAACATTGGTGAGAGTCGTAGAAAGGGATGGACAACACTTGTATCACCCGGAGCTACACAAATATCATCTGGATATAACATGGTCAAAGGTCAGAATTGTATTCTGATTAACGCTATGAATGGTGATATCACTATCAAAGCAAAGGATGGTAACATAAGATTTGAAGGAGATAAAATAAATTTTGTTGCAAGAGAGAGTTTTAATGTCGAATCGCATGATAAGATTGACATTAACGGCCAAAATGTTAATATACATGCAAGACAAAGAATGAGAATAAAGTCATCAAGTTTCCTTGCAATAAGAGCAAATTGTGGTATGGAAATTTGGTCTAAAATCATTCAGGGAGTTTCTTGTGCAACACCCGGATACAAAACAAAACTAGGAGTTAGTTAATGGCATTTATATTTGACGAGGTTGACGTTAATAATGGTCAACTTATTGTTGCAGAAGATGGAGTGGATGTTAAATCATCCGGTGTTAAGAAAACAAAACATTCTGCATTTATAGAAGGCCCCGTCCAGATAGGCAATGTAGGTGACTTTACATCTGCTGATGGCACTGTAATGATTGGAAAGGACGGTAATACTGGATCACCAGTTTCATTGTATGTAAAGGGTGATGGCACAAATGCTGTTTACATAGAGGGTGATTTATTTGTAAGTGGTGATACAGATACGGGAAATAAAGGAAGACTAGCATCAAGATTTAGTTCTGCAGATGCAAGACCAAAACCTTTTGACATGGAACATCCATCAAAAGAGGGTTATCGACTAAGATACGCATGTATTGAGGGCCCAGAGGTTGGTGTTTACTATCGTGGTAGATTAAAAAATCAAAAGAAAATAAAATTACCCTTTTATTGGAAGGATCTTGTGCATACAGAGAGTATTACTGTGCAATTACAACCCATCGGAGCTCATCAGGACATCATTGTCAAGAGATGGGATGACGAATTTGTTTATTTACAAGCACAAGGTGGTCTACCAATTAATTGTTTTTATCATGTCTATGCAGAAAGAAAAGACGTAAATCCACTTGTTGTTGAATATGAGGGAGAAACATGGGAAGATTATCCAGACCCTAATTACAACGACCCACAATATACTAAGTCTGTAAATACAAGAACCCTTTGAAAAAATTAATTTATATTGAGGAGAACTTTATATCTCCTGATGAATGTGAAAAATTCATAGATTTGTCTCTTAAAAACAAAGGTAATGAAATTCCTTATGGTGATGAGAGTCGTGGGGGTGATACTTTTCTTACCACTGTTGACTGGAAAAATCATGGTGCAGTATATTATGGTGGTGATGTAGACACTACTGTTCCATCTCTCGACCATGAAGTTATATCTAAAGTCAATAATATTTGTAAAAATTTTGATTCAAATTCAAATCTTGATTATGTTGGAGTGGTAAGGTGGCCAATAGGAACTTTTATGAAACCACATGTTGATGATAATAACATTCATAAACCTGATCTTTTCGCTGCCATGTTATATCTTAATGATAATTTTATAGGTGGATGCACTTGCTTTGAAGAGTTTAGTGTCAAACCTGAAATTGGAAAATTAATTATATTTTCTAATTCTCACTACCTTCATTATGTTAGTAAAGTTGAAAAGGCAGAGAGATTTGTTCTTTCATTTTGGTATAATGGTTGACAAACCACCTACATAGTGTTACATTATGGAAAAGTGGAGTTTTTATGGAAGAAGATTGGTTATCGAAGTGCGTGATTGATACTTGTAAGAGAAAGGTTTATCTATATTCTGAGGGTGGTGATAAAAAAACTGTAAAATGTGACACTGTTGATGAGTTTATGAATGTTCTTAGATTTGTAAGAGCAACAGCGAGTGAAGACATGATATCGTACACTGATCCTCGATAGCCAGGGAAAAATAGCTTTTAATTCCAAAAAAGGTCGCCAAAAAATTCGGGCCAAAAATCGACCCTATTAGTTTTTTGCGTATCTGTTTCTTTGCTAAATAATCCATAACGGATACTATAAGTTTTGGAAAAATAACATGGGTCTTTCCAGATTAGAGAATTTTCTCAAAAATGTGCGAGGCAATATACTATATGTAAGTCCAAATGATTTGGATGCAACTGATAGTGTAGATAATAAAGGTAATTCTCTCACTCGTCCATTCAAGACAATCCAAAGAGCATTAGTCGAGGCAGCCAGATTTTCATATCAGCAAGGTTTAGATAATGACAGATTTGGTAACACAACTGTATTATTATACCCCGGTGAGCATATCGTAGATAATAGACCGGGATGGATACCAATTCCAGATGGTGTAAATGCAAAATTTAGAAAAAGAGACGGTTCAGAGTCACAAGATTTTCCTGCATGGGATTTGGACACAGTTTATGACCTCAATAACTCAAATAATGCATTATATAAGCTGAATAGTGTGCATGGTGGTGTAATTATGCCACGAGGAACCTCACTTGTAGGTTTAGATTTAAGAAAAACAAAGATAAGACCAAAGTATGTTCCAAATCCAACAAATGATAATATTGAGAGAACTGCTTTATTTCGTGTAACAGGTGCTTGTTATTTTTGGCAATTCACGATGTTTGATGCAGACCCAAATGGGGTTGCATATGTAGATTATACAGAAAATCTTTTTGTTCCTAATTTTTCACATCATAAATTAACTTGTTTTGAGTACGCTGATGGTGTTAATAACGTAAACATCAATGACACTTTCAATACTTTAAGATTAGATCGAACAGATCTGCAGATGTATTATGAAAAAGTTGGTTTAGCATACGGAACTGCAACAGGTAGAGAAATACAACCAGATTTCCCATCATCATCAATTGATATACAACCAAAAATTGATGAATTTCGTATTGTCGGATCAACTGGATCATCTGTTGGTATTTCAAGTATAAAGGCCGGAGATGGATCTGCGACAAGTGATACAATCACAGTTACAACTACAGAGGCCGTTTCTGGATTAGATGTTGATACACCATTTGTATTAAGTGGCATTACCGCTGCTGGATATAATGGTAAATTTGTTGTAAGTGAAAAATTGAGCAGCACTCAATTCAAATATGAGGTGCAAAATGCTCCTGTAACGCCACTTCCACCAGTCACTGGTGCAACTATTACCTTAAACACTGATACTGTGACATCAGCGTCACCATACATGTTTAACTTATCGTTGAGATCTGTTTTCGGTATGAATGGACTCCACGCCGATGGTCAAAAGGCAACTGGATTCAAATCCATGGTGGTCGCTCAGTTTACTGGTATTGGTCTTCAGAAAGATGATAATGCATTCTTATTATATAATTCTGCAACTGGTGTTTATGATGATGCGACTGTTCCCGGAAATGAAAATTTAAGCACAAACTCAAGAGCAATATATAAACCTGCATATGCAAACACACATATAAAATGTAGTAATAACTCTGTTATACAGGCTGTCTCTATCTTTGCGATTGGATTTACTGATCATTTTGTTTCAGAGACTGGTGGTGACATGTCAATCACCAACTCAAACTCAAACTTTGGTGCGAGAGCGTTAATATCGAAAGGTTTTAGACCAGATGCTTTTTCACAAGATGATAAGGGATATATTTCACACATTATACCTCCAAAAGAGGTGCCAATCACTGAAAATGCAATAGAATTTGATGCGGTTGATTTGGGAGTGACCGTAGGTGTGAGTTCTGACGCACATTTATATCTCTTCAATCAAACAAACGTTGATGCTCCACCTGAAAATGTATTAGAAGGATTTAGATTTGGTGCGAGAGATCTTGATACTTTAAACGTCCTTGTTCCTAATTCATCAGGAACACCAACTGAATTTGCATCAAGAATTGTGATGCCAAATGGAAATGGTAATAATAACGTACAATATAGTTCAGAGAAAGTATTTCGAGTTGACAGAAGTTCTGCTGGAATTAATAGCATAACAAGTAATGTTATCACCCTTACACAGGCCCATTCTTTTGAAAATGCAGAATCTGTAAGAATTTTGAGTGATAATGGACGTATTCCTGATGGATTAGATCCAAATACGGTTTATTTTGTCATAACAAGTGCGAATGCGACAGCTGGATTGACTACTAATAGAAATATTAAACTTGCAAAGACAGAGACTGATGCAAAAAATGCCTCTGCACTTACAATTAATAACTTGGGTGGTTCACTTAAAATTGTCAGTCGTGTATCTGATAAAAATTCTGGAGATATTGGACACCCTATTCAATTTAGCACAACTGAAAATCAGTGGTACGTAAACGTCTCTACTGCTGCAACAGATAATAAAATATTTGATGATGTTGTCGTTGGGTTAGGATCAACCGCTTTAGGTAGTGCAACACCAAGATCATTCATCAAGAGAAAATCAGACACCAGAGCTGCAAACGATACAATATACAGATTTAGATATGTAATACCTGCCTCTAGTGGTGGTGCGGTAGCAAGACCACCAACAGATGGATTCATACTACAAGAATCGAACACTTCAATTGGTTCAACCAACACTGAGGTTCAAACATACTTTGGTTCTGGAACATTAAACCATGAGAATGAGCAGAGAAACTTTAGATTTATTGCAAATGCACATTGGTCATCTAGTTCTAGTGTTGCAAGTGTATTAACTGAATTACCACATGATCTATCAGTTAATTCGAGAGTTGAATTAATTAATATTCAAAGTTCTACAAACACAGCTGGAACTGCGAACACTGGTTTCAATGGAACTTTCCATGTGACAGGTATAACAAGTGCAAGGGAGTTTACAGTTGGAATATCAACAGATCCCGGAACATTCACGAGTGATACTCTTACTAGAACCACCTCTCTTCCTCACTTCAAGAGAAAGAATTTCGAGACAACTTACTATATTCAAGATATTGAGGAAGTTCAATCATATAAACAAGGTGAGCAAGATGGTGTTTACTACATAACACCTGTCAATGCTAATAATAGACCATCTGTAGATCCTTTTACAGATAATAAGTTCTCACAGAGCATTATCAATCTATTCCCTCAAGTAGATAGAGACACACCATTATCTGATCCAGATCCAGCTGTATCTTTTGCAAGGACAATTCCTATTGGTGAAGTTATAGTTGATGATGTCAAAAAGAGTATTACAAAAGAGACAATAGATAAATTTATTCGTGATGTTGATGTCGGTGTTGGAGTGACAGATGTTGTTACTGCTGTTGGAGGAACATCACATAGATTTAACACTAAGATTGATCATGGTTTAAATAGAATCACTCAAGTTAGTATTGCAAATAGTGGAACACAGTACGGATCTGGATCTGATGCAGACTTTTATAATGCAAAATTAGTAAGTATTGGAGCATCGGTAACTGGTATTAACGCAACTGCAAAAGTAGGTGTTATTAATGGGCAGATTAATAGTGTTGAGATTATGGATGGTGGTAGTGCCTATGGTATAGGTAACACCATGAATGTTGTCGGTATTGCCACAACTGGTGATACAGGACATACATCCGCTGTTGTTCAAGTGACAAAAATTTATGATAATATTGGTGATGTTGTAAGATTAACAGGTGTCTCGTCAGAAACTTATAATCAATATAACGATCTATATCGAATCACGGAGATTCAAGTTGGTGGAGGAAAGAGTTTCACTGCAATAAGTGATAAAACCGTTATTGGTGTCACAACTGCCGGTATAGGAACGAGTCCTCTTGATAAGGCAGCTGTTTACATAACAGGTGGTAGTTTAGGTATCACAAACATAACTTACGATCCTACAGTTGGTATAGCGACATTTACATCATCCAGTAATCATGGATTAAAAATTAATAACAAAGTTAGAGTTAATACTGGAGTCTCAACATTTAGGGGTAGTTTTGTCGTAACTAAGAACGTAAGTTCAACTCAATTTGCAGCCAGAGTCGGTACCTCACTAACCACCGCGACAAGTGTTTCCACTGGATCTTCATCCTTCGCATTTGAAGAAGGATTCTCATCAAGAGACGGAATACCAACTGTTGAGAATGAAAGTTTAAATGGAAGAATGGTTTCTCGTTATGCTGGAATCACCACCACTTTATCATCCAATATTGCAGATGCAGTAACAACAAGCGTTAGTTTAACCAATGTTGGAGAGATTGGGGTGAGGATAGGTGATTATCTAATGATTGATGATGAAATAGTTCGTGTTAAATCATCGTTATCAAATCCTGCAACAAACCCACTAACTGTTTTCCGTGCTGTTCTTGGAACTAGAGCAACAACTCATAGTTCTGGTGCAGTGGTTCGTCGAATCAAACCATATCCGATTGAACTTAGAAGACACTCTATCAATAGAGCGTCAGGTCATACGTTTGAATATGTTGGATACGGGCCCGGTAACTACTCAACTGCTTTACCTCAAAGACAAGATCGTGACATCACAGATCGTGAAGA